AGAGCACGGGCCGTGGCCGGGCACCCCGATCTGGTCCGCACGGTCCGGGCCGGGAACGCCTTCCTGGTGGCCCCGGCCGTGGCCGCCCTGTACCACGGCGACGAGCCGCAAAAGCCGACACGCGGGCGCAAGCCTCGCAAGACAGAGGAGTGAGGCATGGCAACGATCTGTTCCTCCATGTCCCGGCTCGCGAGGCTGCGGCTCACGCGGCTGGACGAGTGCGGGGCGCCGGACCCCGGTCCCACGGGCACGCTCGTGACCAACGGGTTCGTCAACGTCGACGCGTCTCCGGTCTACCTGGACCCGGAGGAGATCACCCAGCTGAACGGCAACGGTGACCTCTGCATCGACGACCAGGGCAATCCCCAGCTCCGCTGGCTGAACCTGACCATGGTCATGTGCCAGGTGGACCCGGTGGCGTACAACATCGTCACCGGCAACCCGCTGGTCGTCGACGACGCCACGCCGACCCCGAACACCGTCGGCTTCCGCCTCAATTCGGAAGTCACCGGCACCGCCAACTTCGCACTGGAGATCTGGTCCGGGATCTCCGGCCAGAGCTGTGACGCGGAGGGGAACAAGCAGTACGGGTACTGGCTCTTCCCGTACGTCGTCCAGGCCCGCGTGGGCGACTGGTCCATGGCGAACGCGGCGCTGAACCTGACCCTCACCGCGCGCACGTCCGTGGGATCCGGCTGGGGCACCGGCCCGGCTGCCTACACGGTGCGCCGGGACGCGGTGTCCGACACGCCGGAGGTCATCCTCACGGCGATCGACGACAACGACCACGTGCACTTCGAAGTGGTCACCGTCGCCCCGCCGGCCGCCCTCTGCGGTGGATCGGTCCTGGCCTAGCAGCCGCACGGCCCCCGCAGCCGGGTGCGGCTGCGGGGGCCGTTCCACGGGGAAGGAAGATCGTGACCATCGCACAGTTCAGCCGGCAGTTCTGGTTTCCGTCCGGGGTGCTCGCGGCGAACGTCTCCGCCCGGGTGTTCCCGCTCAACTCCAACGCGCTCGCGTCCCTCTTCACGGACGTCACGGGCACCACGCCGCTCGCCAACCCGGTCACCACGGACATCAACGGCACCGTGGAGTTCTGGGCGCTGGAAGGCGAGTACTGGATCCACATCGACGCAGAGGTCTTCCGGGTCTCCGTCGGGTCGCCCGACATCGACTTGTTCGAAGCGGTCTCCGCATCCCTGTCCACCGGGGTCATTGCCGGTGGCGAGCTGAACGTGAACGGCTCCAACCCGCAGGCCCTGGACATCGGTGCCCTCACCGGGTACGTGGTGGACGAAGTCACCGATCACCACAATCCTGCTGTGACCCGCGTCGACACCCCCGGGTCCACGGTCGCTCTGTCCGGCGCGTCGCTCACCCGGGTCATCACGTGGTGGGTCATGGACTCCGCAGGGACCGTGACCCAGCAGGCCGCGCGTCCGAGCAACACCCAGCGCCGTACCCACCTCGTGCTGGGGGTGACGGCATACGACTCCGGCGCCCTGTCCATCGTGGCGGACCAGACCCTGCCTGTGATCGCAGCGCAGCAAGCCAACCAGTTCGCGGACCTGATGGACGCGCTGGGGCCGTTCTCCATCGACGGTAACGTGATCACTCCCGGCGGCGCGAACCTGACCCTGGCGAAGACGGCCGGCACCGTGTTCGCGCGGGCGTTCAACTACTTCTCCGGGCCGACGCTCACCCGGGACCCGCACGTCAACGCGTCCGCAGCCCAGTCCCCGGTCACCTTCCGGCGCCTGACCCAGGTTCCTCAGTTCCCGCTCCCGGCTGCCGTGACCACGATCAACCCGACCCAGTACGAGTCGGCCCCGGGGGTGCTCACCGCGATCACGGGTAACGACGCGTCCATCCAGCGGGTGTGGCTCTTCGCGGCCAACGACACCGCCAACCAGATCGTCGTCCAGTACGGACAGCACCTGTACGCGGACTTCGATTCGGCCGTCGACGCCATCGGGTCGGGGATCTACGTCCCCAACCCCACCACGGTCCAGAATGCGGCCCTGATCGCTCACATCATCGTGAGGGGCAACGCGACCAACCTCAGCGACCCTGCGCAGTGCATCATCAAGAGGGCGAAGAAACTCGATTTCGCGTAGGGAGGACGACATGCCCGTCATCAACGACATCGAAGCGGCCGGAGCGACCAGCCCGGCCCCGGGCCCGTGCGACTGGGAGCTGGACACCACCTGCGTCCCGGGGTGGGAGACCGACTACACCAACGAACAGCGCTCCCGGGCCATCTCATGGGCCACCTTCGTGCTGGACGCCCTCACCGGCCGCCAGTTCGCCCAGTGCCCGATCACCGTGCGCCCGTGCGGCCCCGGGTGCGGGCTGTTCCAGGGGTACCAGACGTTCCCCGTCGGGGCTTCGGCCGACGGTGCACCCGGGACCTGGATGGCGCCCTACGTGGCCGGCGGGGTCTGGCGGAACTGCGCCTGCGCCGGGGGCTGTGACTGCGCTCCCGCCTGCCGCATCGACCTGGGGGTGCCCGTCGCATCCGTCACCGAGGTCAAGGTGGACGGGGTCGTCCTGGACCCCAGCGCGTACAGCCTGATCGGACAGTGGCTCGCGCGCACCGACGGGGGCGACTGCTGGCCCGCGTGCCAGGATCCCGCAGTCCCGGACACGGAAGAGGGGACGTTCTCCGTCACCTTCTCCCCGGGCCGGACGCTGCCCGTCGCTGGGCAGATCGCAGGCGGCGCGCTGGCGGGGGAGTTCATCAAGGCGTGCGCCGGGGCCGCGTGCGGGCTGCCTGCGCAGATAGCTTCTCTCACCCGCCAGGGTGTGGACGTGGAGTTCGTCAACCCCAGTGAGGTCCTGTCCTCCGGCCGCACGGGCATCCGCGAGGTGGACCTGTTCATCGAGTCGGTCAACCCGTCCGGGCTCCGCCAGCGTGCCCGGGTCATGAGCCCGGACCTGCCCCGGCACCCGGTGGTGTACGGGTGAGCGCGTTCACGGTCGCGGAGGAGTTCGTCACCTGTCTCGAGACGGCGTTCGACGGGGACACGGGCGCGCCCGCGCGCATCTGCCAGCGCCCCGGGGACCAGGTGCCGTTCCTGTTCGGGGTCGGCGTGGACGAGTGCTGCGCCGGGCTCGCCTGGGTGCGGGTACAGTCCATCGCCCCGGTGACCGACCCGGAACAGGCCAACGACCCGGATTTCAACTCCTGCACCGACTCACGGCGCATGATCACGCTGGAACTGGGCGTGGTGCGCTGCAACCCATCCGGCGTGGACGTGTCCTGTGAGGCGTGGACGGCCCTGGCCGCGCGCATGGACCTGGACTACCGGGCCATGCAACGTGCCGTGTGCTGCGCCGTGACGTCCCTGGTGAACGACGACTCGGACGTCTACCGCATCCGCCCCGGCACCTGGGAGCCACTGGAGTCCAACGGCGGATGTGCCGGAGGATCGATGCCGGTGACCGTGTGGACCGACTGCACGGACTGCTGAGGAGAGATCATGCGGGTACGCGCCAGAGTCAGCTTCAACGGGATCGTCAAGGGCGAGACAGCAGACGTCGACGGCCGGGACCGTACCGTACGCGGATGGGTCCGGGCCGGGCTCATGGAGGTGGTGGACCGTGGCGAGAGTGAGGATCGATCACGCAGGGATCCGGAGAGCGATCCGGGGGGCGTCGATGCAGGAGCTCCGGAGGGTGGGGCCGCTGGTGGTGAACCGGGCGAAGATCCTCTGTCCGGTTGACACGGGCCGTCTGCGCGCGTCGATCGGGCCGCCGGTCTACTCCCGCACGTGGACGCTCCGGCCACAGGTGACCGTGGGATCCGACGTGGAGTACGCCAGGTACGTCAACGACGGTACGCGGCGCCACTTCATCCGGCCCAAGAACGGGCGGTTCCTCCGCTTCACCGTGGGCGGGGAAGTCGTCTACGCCCGCGTGGTCGACCACCCCGGCACGCGCGCGCGGCCGTTCCTGGACCGGGCGGTGCGGGAGATCGCAGGGGCCAGGGGGTACAGCGTGCGGGAGGTCTAGAATCGGGACATGGACGACACCGCGCGTATGACCAGGGAGTTCCAGATCGGTGAGGGCGACAACGCCATCACCGTGACGGCCTCCCAGCCCACGACCGACCAGCTGTTCGTGCTGGCCATGTCCCGCACGACGGGAAACCCCCAGTCCCACCACCGGATCATTCAGCGGCTGCTGCGCATCCTGGAAGCGCTCACGGGTCCCGAGGTCTGGTACAGCAAGATCGAAGACGGCCTGATCGACGGCCGGATCACCACGGCCGATCTGATGAAGTTCGCCGACTCCGTCCTGTTCCACGCGTGGGACGAGACGGAGCCGGCCCCGGAGCCGGCCGACGTGCCCGGCGACGGTGCCTGATCTCTTCCGCTCCGCCTTCCATCGCGGCCCCTTGCGCGTGGACCACCACGGCACCGTCTTCACAGCCCCGTGGATGCCCGCGGGGCGGTGGCTGGACCTGCTGAGTTCGCCCCAGTGGCATGCCGACGTCTTCAGGCTCTGCGAAGAGGACCAGTACGAGGGGTTCCTGTCCGCCGTCCTGGACGGGGACGCCGACGTCGACGACCTGGTGGCCGTCGCGCGGGCGCTGCTGAGTGAGGCAGCCGGCAGGCCGTGGTGGGAGGCAGAGCGCCTGGCATCTCTCCTGGGTGTCTCGGTACTCCTGGGGGGCGTCATGGCGGACGGCCCGGACCCGGAGAACGTGAGCCTGGCGGTGTTCCTCAGCGTGGTGCACACGGCGCTGATGAAGACGGCTGCGGACGAGATGAAGCGGATGCAGCTGACGGCGGAACTTTCGGTCCCGCCGCCCGGGGCGGAGAGCGACGAACCGGAGGACGACATGGCCACGATCGTCGGACGCATGCGGGGCATGCCCGGAGTGAGCACAAGGTGAGACACTGCCCGGTAAGGAGGTGAGCGCGTGGCTTCGGATGCCGTAGTGAATCTGGTCGTCAACGCGGCGGACGCGGACGCACAGGTGACGACGCAGATCCGCCGCATCGCGGACGACGCGGAACGGCGTGCCCCCACGATCGATCTCCGGGTGGACGTCGACGTGTCCCGGCTGGACCGCCGCCTGCAACGCGAGTTCGGCATCCTGGGGACGCGGATCGACTCGTCACTGGGGGCCGTCAACACGTCCATCCAGGACGGGTTCAGCGATCTGTCCGCCAGTCTGGTGGCCGAACTCCGGACCGTCTCCCAGCAGCTCAACACGGTGAACAACAACGTCGTCGCAGTCAACTCCAGCGTGCGCACGCTCGGGGACAACGACGGCATGCGGCGCCTGGCCGACGACACCGACCGGGCCGACGACTCCACACACCGACTGTCCGCCACGTTCAGCAGCCTCGGGCGGGGAGCGGCCGGGCTCGCGCTCACCGCGTCCCGGATGGCGGTCTTCGCCTCAGCGGCGGCCGGGGCGCTGCCCATCGTGGCAGGTCTGGCCACAGAGGTGGCCAACCTGGCCCCCGCCTCCGCAGCTCTGGTCACCGGGTTCGTGGCGGCCAAGGCTGCGGCACTGACCCTGAAGATCGGACTGACGGGGGTCCAGGACGCGATCTCCGCCGTACTGGACCCGGACGCCGACCCGCAGGCCGTGGCCGACGCGCTGAAGAACCTGTCCGGCAATGCCAAGTCGTTCGTCCTGGAGATCCAGAAAGCCAAGCCTGCACTGGACAGCTTGCGGCTGGACGTACAGGACAAGCTGTTCCAGGGCCTGGACAAGACGCTTGCTGCCACCGGTAAGGCAACCCTCCCCATTCTGCGCAAGTCGGCACTGGACTTCGCCGGCACGTTCAACCAGATGGCCAAGGGTGTCGGTGAGTCGGCGCAGGAG